TAGCATGATGCTTATGGCTGTAGTTAAAAAAGGCGTTGCAGCGCCTTGGCCGACTGAGTGTCCTTTCATTAACGAGGTGATTGCTGTCGTTATTGGATGGGTAGCAGGATGATTTATGTGCTGATGCTTTGCACATTCATGTCGTCTAGCGGCGAAGTCTGCGAGGATATTCGCCGCTATTCAACCATAGGTGATTGCGTGGCAGAGGCAGACCGCCTCAAGCCAACTGAGGAAAAGCACAAAAGATATATCTGTGAAGGAAGATTGCGTGGCGGCGTTAGACATTGATGAATACGGACGGAAAATTTACGAGCCTGACGGAAAAATTCTGTCTGAGTATCTTGTCGATCGTCGTCATGTCTCTATTATTCGCGGTCCTATCGGTAGCGGCACTTCTTCATGTAGTTGTATCAAGATTGCTATGTTGGCTGCCGAGCAAAACAAATCACCGCTCGACGGGATCAGAAGATCCCGTTGGGCGATCATCCGAAACAATTATCCAGCTCTACGAAACACAACCGTAAGAACGTGGCTCGATTGGTTCCCAGAAAATCTCTATGGGAGATTTAATTGGGGCAAACCAATGAATCATGTGATGAAATGGGCCGATGTTGAATGTGAAGTTATCTTTCTCGCCCTCGATGACGAGTCAGACATTGCCAAGCTCAGATCATTAGAGTTGACGGGCGTTTGGTTTAACGAGCTTGAATATATTCCGAAGATTATCTTTGACGAAGCGGAAAGTCGCACAGGTCGTTATCCTGCGTTAAAAGATGGTGGCTCTAAATGGTCTGGCGTCTTAGCCGATCTTAACGCGCCTAATGAAGATCATTGGCTTGTTCAAATGACGGCAGAGGTGCCTTATCCTGACGAAGTAGCAGAAGAAGATCGATCATACTGGCCAAGCGATTGGGGATATTATGTGCAACCGCCAGCGTTGGTTGAAGTTTTTGCGGCAGATGGCAAGACCGTCAATGACTATATTCCAAACCCAGAAGCGGAAAATGCGCGGTGGCTAGAAGATCATTTCTATTCTGAAAAACGCCGGGGAAAATCTAAACAATGGATTGATAGCCGACTTATGAACCGCATAACATTTGTGGTTGACGGCGATCCTGTATGGCCAATGTTTAGGAGAGAGACGCATGTTTCACCGCGCGGTCTTGAATATAATCCTTCTTACGCTGTCATTGTTGCTCTGGATTTTGGTCGTCGCCCATCTGCTCTTGTCGCGCAGGAAATCGGGAACAGGCTCTACATCCTACGCGAATTTAGAATGTATGGCGTTGGGGCGGCAACCTTTGCGCCAGCTTTAAAAAGATTCCTCGATCAGCATTTCCCCGGAGCGATGTATCGCTTCACTGGCGATCCAAAGGGCCAAGATCGCGGTCAAGCTGACGAGCGAACAGCCTATGATGTTTTCCGCGCCAATGGCATGAATGTCACGCCAGCGCCAGTTAAAAACAATCATATCGAAACGCGCATCATGGCCGTCGAACAAGCATTGAATGAGCTTGTCAATGGCGGGCCAAGGATCAATGTCGATCCAATGAATTGTCCTACATTGGTTGCTGGCATGTCCGGCAAGTATCAAATGCGCAAACTGATGTTTGGCGAAGATCCTACGCCTGAGAAAGACAAGTATTCAGACATCTGTGACTGTCTGCAATATATGGTTTTGTTCCTTGGCAATGGCCGAGTCCTTAATGGATCTCACGTTAATTCATTGCCTCGCTATGTCAGGGTGGAAAAAGGCCGCAAGGATTTGAGGAAAATTCACGCATGACCAATGGCAGCAACGATTGGTGCATAGCCTTTTGGCGCAACGCCTCGACATGGTATGGCAAACTAACCCCCGGCGAATTTAAACATGTCTCATTGTTTCGCTATATGGTCGAAACAAACACATGGGTCTATGTCGATTTTGACTTTAAAGGGGTCCATATCTTTTCCGTCCACGGAACAGAAAATGGTGTGGCGCCCATAGCCAAGGTCTTATCTGGCGGCGATTGCGCTATTGTAAGGGCCAATGTCAAAGACAGAGAATTTGTATTTCGTGGCTTTGCTACATGCGTTTCATTTGTCAAACATTCATTAGGATTCAAAAGGTGGTGGGTTGTCACGCCTGACCAGCTTTATTGGGAATTGATTAAAGATGGAGCTGAACATCTAAAGAGTTGAGTGCGTCGATCTTAGCCTGAGCGTTTCATACCCTCCCGCCAGTTAATTTTGGTCGGAGGGTTTTTTCATGGGCGGTGGCGGCGGCGGCGACGGCGGCATGGGCATGATGATGATGATGATGATGCAGATGCAGATGCAACAGCAAATGCAGCAACAGATGGCTCAGCAACAGGCTCAGTTCCAAGCCGAGCAACAGGCTCAGGCAGACCAAGCCGCAGCGCAACAAGCTCAGCAACAAGCTCAGATGACCGCGCAGCAACAGGCTGCAATCCAGAAGCAGGTTGGTCAGGTTCAAGCTGACGTATCATCCGGCACATGGAACATGCTTCGCCAGTTTGGTGCGACCAATTCAATCCTTGGCGCAAACCAGAATCTTGGCACAGTCGCGTCGGGCGTTGCTCCTGCTCAGACGGTTATGCCGCTTCAATCGGCCATTAATTCTGGCGCCATTAATAGCACGACCGGGACGGCCTAATGGCTGACATTTTTGCTATTGAGCAACTAGAGCCTGTCAGAAATAGAGAGATGCTACAGATTGCTGTGCGTCGGCGTTTGGCCGATGCGCGCAAACAAAAAGCTCCCTTTGAGTTTGATTTCCGCGAGGGCTACGTCTTTGCAGCGCCTCATCGCGCCATTACGGTAAATTCATCAAGCCCAAAGCCGCAGGGCAAATGGTTTGACATCCCGCAGATCAATACATCGCTTGGCTTTGAGTTGGCTGGCGACTTTCCAACAGTCATTATCAATACGTTTTTCCCGCAAACCCAACAATGGTTGACGCGCCGTCCGGCTTCATTCGTCCCATTGGATCAGCGGATTATGGTCGAGCGGGCCACGGCTGACGCCGACAAGATTATCTTTCAATCGATCCTTGCCAGCAATTTCTACGCAGAGTGCGGCAAGGCTTTTAATCCAGACCTTGCGCTTGGCACTGTGGCGCTATGGATCGAGCAGGATCATGGATGGAAACCACCTGTCGTTCAGTGTGTTCCTATCCGCGAGCTTGAGATTAATGTCGGTCCTGACGGCAGTATTGACGATCGCTTTGTCGTTCGTCACACGCGCTATCGATATTTAAAAGCTATTCTCCCAAACAATGTCGAGATCCCGCCAAAGGTGGTTGAGCGCGGCGAGCGTGATGAGAATAAATCGTGCGTTGTTGTATGGGGATTCTGGCGCATCTACGATGATAGCGGCGTCGAGAAATGGCAGCACACGATTACCATTGATGGCTTTATTTGCCACGAAGCAATTTTAAGAGGCAAAGGTTCCTGTCCGTTAGTTGTTGCGCGTTTCAACGCTACGCCCGATTGGGCGTGGGGGGTCGGGCCTTTGGTTCAAGCGTTGCCCGATCTCCGTGTCGTTGACGAGCTGGCGGCAATGAAAGTCCGTAACGTGGACTTTGCTTTATCTCCACCAATCTCTTTCCCAGATAGTTCATTCACAAACATTCAAGACGGCATCGAGTCAGGCATGGCTTATCCTATTCGCCCCGGCGAAGAAGGAGCTATTAAGAACCTTTATTCATTCCCGCCATTAGATCCTGCGATCTACATGACGAATGAGATTGAAGCGCGCGTCAAGAAATTGTTCTTCTTGGATTGGCCGCAACAAGACGGAAAGACGCCACCAACGGCAACGCAATGGCTTGATGAAATGACGCTCGCACAGCGTCGTATCGGCACACCGGGTCTTGTGTTCTGGCAAGAGTTTTGCGCTGGCACCTTTACAAGATTCCAATATCTGCTTGAGAAATCCGGCGCTGTCGATCGTGTGACGGTTGAAGGTGTGCGCGGCGAAAAGCATGAAATTGCAATGCTGCCTTACAACCCTGCGATCCGTTCTGCGGAGCAGGAAGAAGTCGCGCTCTTTGCGCGCTTCGCTCAGATCGGCGCTGGTTCATTCCCAGAGGAATGGAAGATGGCGACCGATGGTCAGAAGACCTTGAAGAACATCGCCAACAAAATGGGTGTCAATTCAATTTGGGTTCAGCGCGATCCAAACGAACAAGCTGCGGCTGTTGCGCAAATGCAGAAACTTGTCGGCGCATTGCCGCCTAAGCCACCTGCAATCCCACAGGGCGGTGGTGGACCACCAATGCCGCCAGAAGCGCAAATGCCTCAATAAATAAAGGATCAAAATGGTTTTTCCAGATGATGAAGAACGAGAAGGTTTGAAGCGTTTAGGTCTTTATGCAGACGCTCAATATCTCTCTCAGCTTCTTCTTCGCACACTTCAATATGTTGTTCCGGCTGGATCAGAGGCCGGTGCGTTGGAAAGAAATGAAGGTCGCCGCAGTTTCGCGCTCGAACTTCTAACCTTAATGGAACTTAGAGAACAACCGCATGACAGACGACCTGACGCAGCAGAACTCGCTCGCACCCGCACAAGCGGAATTGCGACTGGACAGCGCGGAATCTCCCGCCGTCTCCCAACAGAGAAGTGAACCACCTTCACGCCCTGCTTGGGTTTCTGAGGAGTTTTATGATCCGCAGCGCGGCGTCAAATATGATGAGCTTGGCAATAAGTTCAAAGAGCTAAATGAGTTTAAACGTCAGCAAGATGAACTTGCTGCAAAGCGCCGCGCTGAAATGCCAGAAGCGCCAGATGGCTATGGTGTTCTTGGTGAGGGCGATGAAGTCCCACAAGGATTTAAAATCGATCCAAGCCATCGCATGTGGAAATTCTTGCAAGAAGTTGCGTTAGAAAAGAACCTTACAAAGTCTGAGTATAAGGACTTAGCTAAGCGTTACGTCAATCTCGCCGCAGAGTCTCAAAAAGATTACATGTCTCAGGTTGAGGCAGAGCGTAAACAGTTGTTCACGGCTCTTGGAGACAACGGCGCGCAGCGCGTTGATGCTGTTAAGGTCTGGTTCAATTCTGCCTTTGGCGAAAAGGTCGGCTCGCAGTTGGCTTATACGCTGCACACGCCAGACATCGTTAAATCATTCGAGAAAATTCAAAAGGCTCTCACAAACCAAGGGGCGTCATCGTTCAATGGTTTGGGGCGCGATGGCGTTGGCGGCGGCGACATCGAGGGTTGGGACAAGATGACGTTCGAGCAACGCTGGGCGGCTCGGTCCCAGCATGACCGCCGTGGTGCTAACTAACGAGGTAAACTGAGATGGCTACTATTTATAGCTCCGTCTCTGCTCCAATTACCCTCTTGGAATATGCCAAGACAATGGAGCAGGACAGCCCAACGCGCATATTCGTGGAGAATATGGCGTCTGAATCTGACCTTATGGCAGCAATGCCATTTCTTCCTGCGCAGAACGGTAAACGCGCCTATATGGACATTGCGAATGTCCCATCGGTTGGTTTCCGTGGCCTTAACACGGCTGGCGGCGAAGCAACGGGTCACTTCAACCTCCGTGAAGAAGACACGTTCTTCGTTGACGAATACGTTAAAGTTGACCGCGCGATCCAAGATCGTCTCGGCCCAGATCACGAAGCTCGTCAGATCAAGCTGAAGACAACTGCTCTTGCGCAAATGTTTACGGCTGCTTTTATTAAAAGCGACAACGATCTGAACCCAACGGCTCCGAATGGTATTCAGTCACGTTGCCTCAATCTTGCGACCAACGCAGGAACGGGCGGCAACCTTCTGAACAATTCTGTTGCGGCTGGCGGCGGTCCTCTTTCGCTCGCTAACCTCGACATCCTGTATTGGCTCGTCAACAAGCCAACGCATTGGCTAATGCCTCGCGGCCTTATGCCTTATCTCGACGCTTCTGCGCGCGATCCACAGCTCACCAACAACACGGTGACTTACGATCAAGCAGATCCGCTTGGTCGTCGCGTTATGCGTTACAAGGGTCTTCCGATCCTGTTCGGCTATGAGCCTGACGATTCACCTGACATGCTGCCTTTCACAGAAGTTGGTGTTGGTGGTGGCGCTGCTCAGACGGCATCGATTTACTGTGTTTCTTTGCGTGACGGTGGCCTTTACTCAATTGAGCAGACGCCTCTTACCGTTCGCCCAGAGGGTCAGTTGATCGGCGCTCCGTTCAGCTCAACCCACATCAAATGGGACTGGGGTATCGCCCGCGAACATCCTCGCGCTGTCGCTCGCCTTACGTCAATCACCGCTGCAAAAATCGCAGCGTAACAAATTGTAAGGAGACAACGACAATGGCACTTGGTCCTTTTATTGGAAACAACGGAGCGCCAGTTCCGTTTAATCCACCAACGAAAGTCGGCACATTTGATGCGGCTACCTGCTTTACGGGTGGCATTACGCCTCAGACGTTTTCGGCTTCTGGCTTCTTCACAAGCGGCGGCAACCCTGTTCAGCTCGATGTTGGTCCGGGCCTGTTCGATGGTTACTTCATCATCGATTGGGTTTCGCGCAAACAGTCGTCTGGCACTGAGGAATACACTGTGTATCTTCTCGGTTCTAACGATCCAACATTTGCTGCTGGCAATGTTGAAATGCTGACGGTGCAGGATTTTGGCGGGGCTCGCTCTGCAATTTCCCCATCGTTCATCGCGGCTGGCGCTTCTCCGGCTGTGGCTATCGGGGAAACCGATTACATTCCAGTTCTGAACTTCCGTTCTGGTATTGTATATCGTTATATCCGCGCTGGCATTGATCTTAACGGAACAGCGCCTAACGCAGTTTGCAATGCTTGGCTAACCTACGACGCTGGTTAATGAGGACGGACAATGGATAGTGGAAATAACTTCTGGGTTACGGGCTATTACAAAGACCCTGTTAAGGGTGTGGTTCCTGTATCATTGCATGGAATCGATCTTGTTGACGCCATCCGGCGTTTTCCAGATCAGTATAGCAAAACCGAAAACGGCTTTGGTTCTGTAGCAAAAGCTGAAGAAAAGAAGCCGACACCTACAAGAGGTTAATTCTTCTTTACCAAAAAAGAGCCGGGGAGAAATCTCCGGCTTTTTGGTGCGTCGATCTAAAAAATGCCGATGGGTAGTGTTCCCGTCATGGCTAACAATCCCAACATCACCTATCCAGACGCTTATCCTCAACGGCGCGTCTATGACATCAGCGACAAGCTGAAGATTCTTAATGAAGCCCTTATCAATACGGGCAATAATCCCGTAAACATTAATGATGACGCTTCTGACGAATGGCTCGCGGCAAACAATGCCTTTGAGCAAAATGTCCTTTATCTTTTAGGTGTTAGAGATTGGAACTTCTCTACAGAAGTTGCTCCTCTTTTAAGGTTGGGCGATAGTTCTTATCCCGGCTATTCTGATGTTTACGCCAAGCCTGTAGACTGTCTCCAGCTTATCAATGTGTGGCGCACAGACGATCAAGAAAAGCTCGATAGTTGGACAAAAGCATTTGGTCACGCAATGGCAGATATTAGGCCACCTGACCTGACCTATTCCGTCATAGGCGACAACATTCACACCAAAGCCCCGAAGGGCTTGATGGCTAAATACTCGCAGTTCCCGCAAGGGGCGCAGGATTGGTCTACTGGATTTGTTGCATGTCTAAGAATGAAGATTGAGGCCAATCTCTATCGTTCATTAAATGAAGATATGCAAAGCTCAGGGGCGTATGACGGCAGGGCTGAGATGCTTCTTAAAGAAGCGATTGCCCGCAACGCCCAAGAAGATTCACCAAAGGTTATGTTCAAGTCTAAGCTACAACATATCCGCACTGTCCGTAGATTTGGGTGGTATCTCCGTTGAGCGGTAAATCAGAACTCGACATTCAAGTTGATTTTTCTGGCGGGCAGATCAATCAGTCTGCTCGACGCAGGACCGACACTGACGTTGTAAAGCAGGGCGGTCAGACTGTCCTTAACTGGCAGTCAACAGCAACGGGCCAGCTCATTCCTCGCCCCGGCAGAGAGATACTTTATTATACCGATTGCCCGCGCGGAGACTTTATCCGTGTTTCGACGGGCGAAGAATTTACGCTGAGATTTGGGGCTAACACAGTCGCACTGTTTGATTTGCTCGGAAATTCTATTGCCGTATCAAGCGATCCGACAAAGATCATATGGGATAATAATACGCTTGACCTTATTACTTGGGCTCAAGCGCAAGATACGATTTTTATTTGTTATCCTCGCATGAGGCCATATCAAGCCGTGTGGGATCGGACGGCGCGCAACTGGTCTTTTTACCAGTTTGCTTTTGACGAAGGGCAGGGCGCCATTAAAATGCCGTTCTATCGCAGGGCGGTTCTTGGCGCAGTTATTTCATTTGATACGACGACAGGCTTGACAACGCTAACCTGTTCCAAGCCTTATTTTACGGCTGACATGGTTGGGTCAACAATTTCTATTGTTGGGCAGCAAGTAATTATCAAATCTTTCATTGCCAGCAATAAAGTAACGGCGCAAATAAATTATCAATTGCCCGATAGTATAGCGGTCATTGTGGAAGACACGACGCCATTTCTTCCCGGCATGATTTGTCAGTTTGCGTCTGAGGGAATCAAATTTGAGGTTGGAACCGTTGATGCGACGAACAAATCGATTGTTGGCGTATTAACGTCTCAGCTCACATTTGACCCGCTGGCCTTTCCAACAGACGCCACGACGAAGCCTGTTGTGGTTAGCCCTCTTGGTTCATCTACGACAACGGCTGTCCCTGCAAAGGCAGATCCGGGATCTCCGACTGTTCAATGGCAGGAGGAATTTTTCTCAGCCAAAGAGGGTTATCCAAGTAGCGTTTCTTATGACCGTGCCCGTCTGATCTTTACGGGGTTTCCTCAAGCATCAAACGCTATTCTTTGGTCGCAGATCAGTTCTCCGAATAGCTTTTGGATTGATAGCATCGCATCTAATTCACAGCCCGGAGCTGGCGCTGACGCCAAGTCTGCGATCTTTGAGCTTGTGTCTGGATCGTCTGACATATTCTTTGTTGAGGGTTGGCAGCAAGGTCAGTTCACTTTTACGAGGCGCGGCGTTTACTTTACGCCTATCAGTCAGCAATACCCAATGCAGCCCGGAAACGTGACGTTTGAAAAGATTTCAGACGATGGCGTTTCCAATGTGCGGCCAACAACGATTCAAGACGCCATTCTATTTATTAACGCTGGCCAAAACCGCATTGCCGCTATTCGCCCAACGGGTTCATATACTCGTCCTTTCTTGGTCCAAGACTTTACAGACACCCATACCGACCTGTTTAAAAATCCAACACATATCACAGTTAGAACTGGCGATGGCGTAAGGCCAGAGCGTGTTGTTTATGTTGTGAACCAAGATGGCGGTCTTGTTGTTGGCAAAGCCGTCTTTGATAAAGAAAACTTATTTGTTGGCTGGACACCTTGGCAATCCAAAGGGCCAGTTAAATGGGTTTCTGCCAAAGGGCCGAACGTGTTTTACACAGTCGGGAATGTCGGCAATGTTGGGCCTTTTTACACAGTTCAGCTTGAAACTGAGCAGCTATATTTGGATGATGCGCTTCTTATTAATTCAAGCAATGGCAACGCGAATCCACCAACAGGCTATGGCCCGTTTTATAAGTTCCCGACAGGAACAATGGTTACAATTATGGATGGCAATATCGATTACGGCGAGCGGCCTATCGATAGAAACGGCTTTGTTGTGTTTAGCCCTAATGAACAATTGCCAAGCCCAACTTTAGTTGGCGGCACATTTGTCGCGCCAGTGTTTGAACCATTTAGCTATTTCCAAAAAGTCGGAGATAGAACAAAGCGCATTGGACTAAATCGCGTATTTATTAACGTGACCAATGCCACAGATTTTACGCTCAACAACAAAGTATTTCCCTGCCAACGCTTTGGAGACGATGGTTCAGCGCAGCCTGTTCTCCTCGATGGCAGTTTCCGTATTCGTCCCTTTGGTCGGGGCTGGCAGCAAACTGTTACAGTAACGAAGCATCGCCCCGGTCCATTTACTCTGTGCGAGCTAACATTAGAGGTATCAAACTAATGGGATCGGGAGCTGACACACAATTAATGTCAGGCTGGATTTCAGCTCAAGGCATTATGATGAACTCGCAGGTCGAGGCTGCAAACATTCGTCAGCGTGGACAAGACGCATTATTCCAAAATGAATATGCGGCAGGTCAAGAGCAGTTGGCTGCTCGTATGACAGACCTAAAAGCAACGCAGACTGATTATGCAATGAGGCGAAGAACCGCCGATGACATGGCTAATGCAGATGCAATTATGGCGCTATCTGGAACAGACGATAGCTTAAGCCCGACAAATTATGCTGTGAGAAATTGGTCACAAGGCCAGTCAGATCGACAAATACAACAAGCAAATTGGAACTCTCATATGGACTCTGAGGGTCAGAGATTTGCTGCAAACATGGACATGATTCAAGGTTATAAAGAAATGGACGTTGCCGAGTATAACTCGATAGCGACGTTGGCTTCTGGAAACATGGCTGCAATGGGAGCTTTGCTTCAAGGTATTGCGGCGTCTGATAATGCAAATACAGAAAAAGCGAGTGCTAGGACACAGTCTATGATTGGGTTGGCAAGTAGCGGGCTAGGGTTGATTGGAGCGTTTATCTAATGGCTAATATGCTGAATCTGCCAAACGCAGAAGAAGACAAACCAATCCTTGCTGACGTTCAAGAGCCACAGTTAGAAAATTCTATCTTTCAGCGCGGCGATCTTAAATCAACTGGCGATGGCATGGTTGCTCTCGCTCAGGGCTTGGCTGCTTATGGTAGCGCGCAGACCAACAGAGAAATATCCAGCATCAAGAATAGCGCCTCTATTGGCGAGGCCGCTATGGGCGGTCTTGCTCAGATGGCTGGAAAGTTAAAGCAGAATTTCAAAGAGCAGGGCGGCGAGGATCAGATTGCATATCAGGTAGATCCTGAGTCTGGTCGCATGAGCGCCGTTGGCCCCGGCCAGCCATTTTCTGGCGCCAATGATATGTTCTCAGGCGGCTCAATTGGCGATGATCTTCTTGGCGGATTTTTTAAATCAAGCAGCGGGTCTGGAAATTATACAGCGCCAACTACAGAAGAAGCTGGTCAGCGGCCAGCCAATATTGGCGAGCGTAAACCCGGACAAGTGACAGGCCCCGGCACAGTCGCACAAGCAACCATTGTTGCTGGACCTGCGCAGCATTTGCAAAATCTACAAAACGACCTTCAAGACATTGCAAACGAAAACGCTTCTAATCCATCTGGCTATTTAAAAGCATCAAATGAATATCTGGCTAAACAATATGAACTTAGCACATCCCTTGGCAAGGGCGGCATTAAAGCCTTTGAACATGCGACTAATTTTGCTGGACAGCTTTATCGCGGCATATCATCTAAATACACAGCGCAAAAGCTAAGGGGTGATTACAACGATACGTTAGCGCGCAATGACTCGCTGACAAATGATCTATATAGCACTTCGCGCACTTATGATGATTCCAAGCAAAGTTTTGATGATTGGTTTAGCAATAGCCCGCAATGGAAAGAGCTGAACAATAACGTCGCTGGCATTTCAACAAACCCGGCGCTTAATTCTGATTTTGGTCAGCAAAAAGCCGCTAATTATTTAGAAGCTGTTAAAGACACCGCTCGCCAAGAATATGTAATTGGCAAGGCTGCATCGATAAGAGATGAAAAAGGATATGACGCCGCCTATGAATGGTTAAAAAACGAGACGATTGAAAATAAAAACTCATCGTTGTCGCCTGAGAAAAAGACGACTGCTTGGCGCGCTGGCGTTGCTGAAATTAACGCTCTTAATGAAACGCAAAAAGCAGAGCGATCGGCTGCGGCATCTGCAACGCAAAAGATGATGACTGATTTAAGAAATGGTGGATTTAAAATTATTCCCCATCAAGACATATTAAATATGGCTGCGGCTGCGCGTAAGGCTCATTATCCAGAGGGAGCCTTGGCGCTTGAATCTTTAGCCCGCATTAATAATAGCCGAGACGTTCAGACTGCTTTTCAGTTGCCAGCCGTTAAAGCCGTGGAAACATTGTTTGGCCCCGGCGGAAAATCTATTGTTACATCGACTGCTAAATCAAACATAATGGACACAGCCCATAAAAATGGGATGATGAATTATAATGAGTTTAAAGATAAGTTGATTTTAGAAAAAGGAGCCACGCCTCAAGAAAGAAACCTATACGACGATCATCTTGAAAACCTTTGGGGCAATGGCGGCATCGATAACCCAGACGGTTCTCGTTCGACAATTGAACAGGCAATTGTTCAAAATCCGGTAGATGGCAAATTTTACAATGTGCCGACCATTTGGAATGGCAAAAGGCACACTGAGACTGAGGCGCTTAATAGGGCTTATGCAAAAGGCATTGAGCGTTATCCATCAAGCGATGATCCAAAGGCTTTGGATGAGCGTTATTTAAAAGACATTCATCCATATTTTGACCAAGACGTTCAACGCTATAGAGGTGAAAAACAATCTCGGCCTTATATGTTTCCAGACCAAACTGGCGGCTTTGGCTCATATAAATCTGGAGATATTCCATTAAGTGGATCTGCTGCTCACTATGGCGAGTCATATGTTGTTGGCGGCATGAAGCCTGAGTTTAGAGATAGAGTTGCGGCAATGATGCGCGCCGCTAAAGCTGAAGGTGTCCCGCTCTCAATTCATTCCGGCTTTAGAAGCCAAGAGCATCAAGATAGATTATTTGCGCAATCAGATGGCTCTGGACATTGGGTTGCTAAACATTCTCATCACACCAATGGAGATGCGGCAGACCTTTCCGGCGATCTAAATTGGGCGCAAAGAAACGCTCAGCGTTTTGGTCTTCACTTTCCTATGTCATGGGAGAAGTGGCACGTTGAGCTTGAAGGGTCGAGGGGCCAGCAACAATACAGCTATTCGCAAGGCCCCGTATCTAACAGGTCTGTTGCCAATGCTATCTTTGGTCAAGAGAGCGGGTGGAATCCTAATGCAAGGACATCCGTTAATGGCGCCCACGGCATAGCGCAGATTACGCAAGGCACCTTTAATCAGTTTGCGCAGCCCGGAGAAAACATCAGCAACCCTGAGCATAATGCTCGCGTTGGTCAGCGTATTATCGATCATTATATGAAAAAATATAATGGCGATGTTTCTCGCGTTGCTGTCGCTTATTTCTCAGGCGAGGGCAACGTGGCTCCTATGGGCTACGCTCAGCCATACAAAGAAGATAAGAAAGACGGTAACGGCAAATCCGTTTCTGGCTATGTGACTGATGTTATGGGTCGTCTGTATCAAGACAGATCCGGCTATGGAGCCAACCAAGGTTCTTATATGCCAAGCGGCCCATCTGGACCGTCGCCCATGACTGAGCCAATGAATACGACATATGCTGGACCAAGTTCAGCAATTCCATTTACAGTCGATGAAATGGCCCACAATATGTATCTTGGGTCTGACTTTGTGAGAGATAAAGTCAACGATCTGAATACAGAAGCAGGAACATTAAAAGGTTTATTGCCGGGGATTGAAGATAATTTGCGTAAAGGAATTGCCCCAGATCAAGAAATGGTCGCATCAGTTATGCAATTTGCAAAAGCATATCCAGAAAAGCTGCCCGGAGTTTTTGAAAAGCTGTCAGCTATTTCTGAAGCATCTCAAAATGTTTGGAAACTAAACGGCAAAGACTTAAACCAATGGCTAGATCAAACTTATGAAATGGCCAAGACAAGCCCAGACCTTAGAACACAAATACTTGCAAAAGAAGCCAAGGCGCAGTCTGAAGCAGCTTTAAAATTGCAGAACGATGATCCTTGGGAATACGGTTATCGATCTGGCGTATCGAAATCCAAACCAATTAATTGGGCTGAAGCAACAAACCCACAACAGTTTGGCGCTCAAAATGCTGGTCAGGTTATTGGGACAGCAATGGATCAGCGTAAACAATTTGGTGCTGCTCTTAAAGAAAAGATCGGCACTGGAAGTTTAATGGAATATGTTTATCCAAAAAAAGATTTAGATGCTCTAGCAGATACGCTTGACAATGCCGATGGTTTACAGGTTTCGGAAATACTTGGCGGGATTCAAGCCAATGTTTCTAGTCCGCAGGAAATGGCGCGTATTCTTAGCAATAAGAACGTAGTCAAATCATTGTTTGGTTTATCAAAGTCTGACGATATTAATCGTGCTTTGCCCGCAAACAAGTTCCTTGATTACGCCCATGATATGGGGCCAGTTGTTTTTAGTGGGAACTTTGGCGAGAAGTCTGTAAATGACATCAAAGCCTTTATGTATAATGCTAGATATAATTCTGGGAAAACCGCTGTTGAGCTTCAAAATAGCCAGCGTGAATTAAATACAAGCGATCCTGTTTATCGCGCAAAAGAAAGAGAGGCAGCAAAGGCCGCTCTTGATTTTACGCCAACCAAAGTAATGTCTTATCTTAAAGACAACAAAGCTATTGAGTCTATGTCAAACGATAGCTTTTTTCATAATGTGGCAAAAGATTCTCCAGTTTCTCCAGACAAATTCAGCAAAGAAAGTGGCGAAAATGCAATGGTTGATCTTTTCCGTAAACGATACATCAGCGCATATGCCAACAATGCAACAGATAAAGGCGCTAAGGAAATAGCGGCAGCTTATGTTGGAGACTCATTTAAAAGATCATCTTTTAATGGCGGTCGTTTGCTATGGAACTCTCCTGAGAATGTTTACGGAGAACATCCAGAAATGCTTCAGCCTTTTACGCAAGGGCTTAACAAGTTTGTGTTTGATAATGCGATGAAGCAAAATATCAGACTTGATAACAATGCTATCTTTACGCCGCAAATGGCGGCTGGATCTTCCGGAACATTTGGATTTGGCGCAAAGCCCGGAGCTTATCTTTTGTCCGACAAGCAAACGGCAAATGAGCGCATCGACATGAAGAACCCAACATACATGATCCAAGTCAAGGACGTTGATGGCAAGTGGCACCTGCTTTTAGATCAAAACAAGAAGCCATTGCGCTATGGTCTTCCTAATGAGAGCGCGCAGCAACAGATGCCTGTTCCAAACTTAGGTCAGTAATATGGATGAAGAAGAAAATGTATCTCTGCCTGAGTCGCCAACAGCGTCAGGCAGTTCAGCAACTCCTGACATTAATGAGCGTGTAGAGAATGAAATTTCGGCGCGTCAGGTAGAAGAAGCGCCAGCATTAAATCCATATCAAGTTGCTCAGGCTGATGAGCCGCAGTCTCAACCAGAAACTCAAGATAATGTTATGTTTACGCCGCCAGATAATTCGCGGCAAAAAAGCATTGAGGCGACACGGCAACAAATTGCTGAGAAATACCCAAACCAGACTGTAGCGCCTCAACCACAGCAACCAGCGCCAGCGCCTCAAAAAGCGCCAGAGGCTCCTAAAGATTATACGACTTGGGATTACCTCAATGCCCTTTGGCATGAGAATGATTTCTATGTTCTCTACGACACATTGCGCGATCAATATAACAATGGCGCCATTGATCGCACACCTGACCCTAACTTTAATCCCATTGAGGCAGCTCACGGAACATGGGCTGAAGGTAAGTTAGATCAGCTCGTCAATTTGCATAACAGGTCTGAGTTCGACAGCTTCATTGCCGAGGGGCAGGAGCATATCGATAACGACAAGATATTGGAGAGCATGGGTTGGTCTGGGGTTCCTGTTAGGTTTCTAAACGGGATGGTTAGTCCGGCGGCTGTTATTCCCGGCATGATGGGTCCAAAGGCTTGGTCGCTAGGCGCTAAGATGGCACTAGGCGGCGCTGTGGCCGCTGGCGCTATGGAGCCTTGGTATCGCGCCAATGATCCAACGCGCACCAATGAAGATTCATTAATGGCAATATCTGCCGCCGCTGTGGGATCTGTCGTTTTAGGCAAAGGGTTGGCCTATGCCGGAGAGAAGCTGGCCCCCGTCATAGAGCGCATAAAACAGGCGCGTGGTGAGGCTGAGCCTGTTCTTGGAGATGAGGGCAGGAATGTTGTTGTAAACCCTCCTGAGAGCGATTTTACGGCCTATTCCAGCGACAATCCATTTGGGCCAGAAGCTCCTGCCGTCACGCAAGATATGAAGATGCTGAACGGCGAGAAGGTAAAGACCGATGGAGAGAACCTTGCACCGCCAGTAACGGGCGAGATGAACGGCGTTAAGGGCGGCATCGAGGTCGCGCCAGAGACGCCAGAGCCTAAAAAAGCATGGGTCTATTCTGAGTATAAAGGCGAGCAGCCTCAGACAAAGGCCGATGAGATATTGCAGGGCAGGGAGCTTGACCATGCCACGGTCGGGCCAAAGATGCTTGAGCCTGTTTACGACAAGGCTGGTCAGATCATTGAAGGTATAGCGAGGACAAAGGCTGGCGGCATTGTTGCCGACATTGTTACGCCTCTTGGCCGCATGTCTCATGTTGTTGGCAATAGTATTGTTGGCAACATAATGGAGAACAGTCATTCAAAGGTTGCTCGCGCAACTTTGCTTGACATGGCAGACACGGCAAGACGATCGGCTAACCAGCAACTTGGAGAGCTGAGAACCTTAAATGGCGGTTCGATTGAAGTTGAAAAAGGCATGGCTCAAGACATTGAGCTGTATAATTCAATCAGAGCTGTTGACGAGGCTTATGCCGAACATCGGTTTGGCAGCGCAGATAAAGAGCCAACATTAAGAATAACGGGGTCTAATTATTGGGGCGTCACCCCTAAGCCCGCCGAATCTTTATCATATGAAGAATTTAATGATCGCGTCTTTAAGGCTCTCAACATGGGCGACAAAGACGTAGGAGCTGTCAGCCCAGAAGAAGCATTGCCGCAAGTTGAAAACGCTGCAAAGGCTGTCAGAAAAATCTTTAGTGATTGGCAGCAACGCGCTCAAAAAGTCACGATGAATGACGGGTCTAAGCTGTTAGCTGATGAGCTTGGTAGCCCTATGGGTGCAGAAACATATGCGCCGCACATATACGACCCTGTAAAAATCGATAAAAACCCTACTGGTTTTATTGATATGTTTTACAAAAGCCTCAAGTCTCAACATGAGGCTCAGGTCGCATCGCGTGAAAAGATCAGCCTTTATCATAACGCATTAAAATCATCTGATGAGTTTATCGAGACATTAAACAAAATCATCGATGGTGGTCAGGAAAATCTCGACAAGCTCGCTATTCAGCAAGAAGAAGTCAGGCGCTTTAACAAGTTTGCCTATGCGCGATCGGCTGATCTAAGCGCGCCGATTGATACAGCTCGCGCTAATGTCAGGAAATTAACCGATTCTATTCAGCCGCAGCTAAATAAACTTGAGGCTCTTAGAACAAAGATTGGCGCTGAGAAAGACAGTCTACCTCATATCAAAGAAGTAGAGAGCCAGATATTCGATCTCATCAATGCAAACGCTAGACTTAAAAACACCAAGTCTGCGTTTGAGCATGTTGCTGGCGCTGAAGATTTAGTTAATCACATTGACTCTTTAATTGAGTCAGCAAAGGGCGGCATTAGAGGGGCGTCTGAAAATGCCAAGCTCGCTAATTCAATGCCAGATGCGGCGACCTTAAAAGCGTTAAGGGCTCAAGCTGCAAAGATCAGAAAAGAGATTGCGCCTTATACCAAGGCAATCAAAAAGAATAGAAACGACATAACAAACCTTATGGCTTCTCGCGGCGATCTCGCCAAGGGTGGCGCTGTATTTGAGACTGAGATTAGAAACCGTGGCAATACATTGGCCAATAAAGAGTCGGCCCATATTGCTACAGTTGATGAGGCTAAAAGAAAACTATCCGAGGAAATAGGCCACAACAACAATATGCGCGAGTTGCTTGAAAAGCATGTCGGTGAATGGGTTGGCAAAAGCAACAAAGAAGCAAAGGCAGCTTTGGCTGCAAGAGCTGAGGCCGAGGCAGAGCGTAACGCAAAGATCGAAGAAGGAACGTATCAAGGTCGCGGTGAGCGTCTTACGACTGCTGACCAAGCCGTGGAATCTTTTGCTCGTCGCGTCATGCGCAGAACAGACCTCGATCTAACTGGCAAAGAATTAGACAATAATCTTCTAAAACAAGCCAACGAGATTGCTGACGATATTAGATATTCATCTAATAACCGACTTAACTATGATGGCGACAAAGCAAATCATGGCCCTGTGTATCAAGCAGATCCAGAGCTGCGCGGCGGCTTTAGGGGTAGAACTGTTCCAATTCCTTTCGATCAAAAATCTAAGTTTCTAAAGTCAGACATGCGCGACGTTATGGCGTCATGGTCAAGGACTGTTCCAACTGACGTTATCTTTGCTGAAAAAATGGGTAGTCTTGATCTCGCTGAGAGAAAGTCTCTTATCGATAATGAATACCTCGACCTTAAAAGAGCGGCAAATCAACGCTTAGAGGACGGTGAAATAAGTAAAGAACAACATTTGAGGTTGATTAATAATTATTCCGCACAGCAAAAGATCGACAAAGATCAGTTGACTGTTGTTGCTGAGCGGTTGCGCGGTATTCATGGCTATACGCCTGACATGACCACCAACATGGCCGCTGGTTTTGCCAGAGACATGCAGAGCATTTCTACGGTTGCGTCTCTAGGTCGCGCCGTTCTCTCCTCAGTCGTTGACGCTGGCGGCGCTGCGTCATTGCGTTGGGGTCTTGGCAACGTATTTAAACATCAATACTTCCCAATGATTAGAGCTTTGGCTCAAATGAAGCCGGGGATGTATGACGCTGAAGTTCGACGCCAAGCAAAAGAATTTGGTCTTGGTATAGAAACGGCGATGACCCTTATGCGGGCTCAGTTGCCAGAGATTGTGCAGGGTCCGGGCAATCCTTTTTCCAAGTCACTTGCATATGGAACAAGCCGCTACATGATCCTCAACGGTCTGATGCCTTGGACCGATGCGATGAAATCATGGGGTGTGACTGCGGCAACGCGCGTCTTTGGAGAGGCCGCGCAGCGTGTCGCTAATGGCGCCCATACCGCAGAGGACTTGCAGAGACTTTTCGACGCTAACATTCCGGTTGATGTCGCCAAGGAAATTGGTCGCCAGTATGAGAAACATGCTGCCGACAACCTCAACATTGGCTTTAAGTTCGCCAATATAGACAAGTGGGACATGACGCCAGAGGCGCAAGAAGCCAAGCGTTATTTTAAGATGGCGATGCGCCGTGAGGGTAACACGATTGTTATGACTCCGGGGGTTGCTACAGCTCCTAT